GCATTTGCTGAAGGAGTATCGCTCTACTCTTCCTTTGCGGTACTTTACTCATTCCAAATGAGAAACTTATTAAAAGGTATCGGACAACAAATGAAATGGAGTGTAAGAGATGAATCTCTTCATTCAAAAATGGGATGTCAATTATTCAGACAAATGTGTAGTGAATATCCTGAATTGTTAGAAGAGTGTAGAGAATCAATTGAAGAAGCATCAAGATTGATTATTGAACTTGAAACAAAATTTATTGACAAGATGTTTGAAATGGGTAACTTAGAAAATCTTGATAAAGATGATTTAAAAGAATTCATTAAAGACAGAACAAATCAAAAACTTAAAGAACTTGGATACAATGGTATTCATGAATATAATAAAGAAAAATCTCAAAACTTAGAATGGTTCTATCACCTAACTGGTGGACACACTCATACAGATTTCTTCGCGATAAGACCTACTGATTACAGTAAGGCTAATGAGGGTGAAGATTGGGACGATTTATTTTAAAAAAAAAATTATGGCAAAGACAAACTATGGCGATGAACATGGTTGGGAACTCGATGTTGATTTTCCATCATGGGCAAATACTGAAATATATGTAAAAACTATATCTAAAGGATATTTGTTACCTGGTGAGAAACCAAAGGATGCCTATTGGAGAGTTGCAACAAGAGTTGCACAAAGATTAAACAAACCACAAATGGCAACTAAATTCTTCGATTACATATGGAAGGGTTGGTTAAATTTGGCAACACCAGTTCTTTCAAATACTGGCACTGATAGAGGATTACCTATATCTTGTTTTGGTATTGATGTTGCCGATTCTATATATGATATTGGTTCAAAGAACTTAGAACTAATGTTACTCGCAAAACATGGTGGTGGAGTTGGTATTGGAATCAATCAAATCAGACCAGCAGGAGCTACTATTACAGGTAATGGAACAAGTGATGGTGTTGTACCATTTACTAAAATATACGATTCTACGATACTTGCAACTAATCAAGGTTCAGTAAGAAGAGGAGCAGCATCTGTTAACCTTAATATTGACCACGAAGATTTCGAAGAGTGGTTAGAAATCAGAGAACCTAAAGGAGATGTAAATAGACAATCACTTAATCTACACCAATGTGCAGTTGTAGGTGATAAGTTTATGAGAAAACTTGAACAAGGTGAACCTGATGCGAGAAGAAAGTGGGGAAAATTACTACAAAAAAGAAAAGCAACTGGTGAACCATACATCATGTACAAAGGGAATATCAATAAGGCTAATCCTGATATGTACAAAAAAAATGGATTGAAAGTTCATATGACAAACATATGTTCTGAGATTACTTTACATACAGATGAGAACCATTCATTTGTTTGTTGTTTATCATCAGTAAATCTTGCTAAATACAATGAGTGGAAAGATACTGATTTAGTTTATACAGCAACTTGGTTCTTAGATGGAGTACTTTCTGAGTTTATTCAAAAGGCTAAAAACATGAGAGGATTCGAAAATTCTGTTGCATCTGCTGAAAAGGGTAGAGCATTAGGATTAGGAGTTTTAGGATGGCACACTTACCTACAACAAAATGGTATTCCATTTGAAGGTATGGAGGCTCAATTTGAAACTCGTAAGATTTTTTCTCAGTTAAAGATAGAATCAGAAAGAGCATCAAGAGATTTAGCATCAGAATATGGTGAACCTCTTTGGTGTAGAGAAAGTGGATTTAGAAATACTCACTTAAGAGCAGTTGCTCCAACAGTTAGTAACTCTAAATTAGCTGGAAACGTATCTGCTGGTATTGAACCTTGGGCAGGCGAATGTATTTACTGAACAAACTGCAAAAGGAACGTTCATTAGAAAAAACAATGAGTTGGTTAAGGTATTAAGAAAAGCAGGTGTTAATAATAAAGAAACTTGGGATAAGATTCTTGAAGATGGTGGTTCAGTACAAGATATCAAAGAACTTGATAAGTGGTGTTACCTAGAAGGTAAAATGGTACTTTGTGAAGAAATCACTAATGGAGATAGAGAAAAAGTTTATCCTGTCAAAGATGTTTTCAGAACTTTCAAAGAAATTAATCAAATGGATTTGGTTAAACAAGCTGGTATTAGACAACAGTATATTGACCAAGGAGTTTCATTAAACTTAGCATTCCCTTCCATTGCATCACCGAAATGGATTAACCAAGTTACATTAGAAGCTTGGAAACAAGGAATTAAAACGTTGTATTATATGAGAACTGAATCAGTTCTTAGAGGTGATATAGCAACAAGAGCGGTTGACCCCGATTGTGTTGCGTGTGATGGTTAATAATTAAAATTTATAATTAGGAGAAATTATGTTAGAAGTAAAAAAATTCTACGCAGAGTGGTGTGGACCTTGTAAGATGTTAACACCTATTATGGAACACGTCCAAACAAAGTTTACAGATGTATCTTTTGAAAGTATCAATATTGATTCACAATTTGAAGTGGCTCAAAAATACTTTGTTCGTTCTGTACCAACAGTAATCATCGAAAAAGATGGTGTTGAAGTACAAAGAATGGTAGGAGTTCAATCAGAATTGGCTTATACAAATGCTTTAAATGAAAATTTATCGTAAATAATTTGGATATATCGATTTTTTTTCGTATATTTGTATAACAAATAAATAAATTATATGGCAGGAATTAAATTTGTACACAAAGATGACAAAGAAGTAAAGTTAAAAGGAACTCCAAAGATTCCATTTAACAAAAGTAAAAAGTTAAGTAGTATGGATGGCTCTCAAGTTCTATACTATATAGATGTTGAAACTGCATTTAAGATGAAGTTAGAAACATTTTGTGATTTTACACAAAAACATCCTCAAACCGATAGTTATGTGTTAATCACAGTACCAATTGAGAGAGTAGAATAAAACATAAAATTAATTAAAATGAATCGTTACAATGAAGTTCAACTCGAAGAGAACTATAATAAGTTTATCGAGGCACTTAAAAAATCGTTTGATGGAGAACGATTAGAAAAATTACTCCATATGTACTCGATGGAAGAATTAGGACCAAACCTAATGTTATCACCAGCGAGTGGAAATGTAAACTACCACAATGCTTATGAAGGTGGGTATATCGACCATGTTATGAATGTGGCTAGAAACTCACTTCGTATGTTAAAACTTTATAAAGAAGCTGGTGGTATTGTGGATTTCACACAAGAAGAGTTATTATTTTCAGCATTTCACCACGATTTAGGAAAGTTAGGTGAACGAGGAAATATGGCTTACAAAATTCAAGAATCAGAATGGCACCGAAAAAATAGAGGTGATGTTTATACTTGGAATGATGATATCAGTTATATGACACATACTGATAGAACATTTTATCTATTATCTCAATATGATTTAAAATACTCAGAAAAAGAATTCTTTGGAATTAAACTTACTGATGGTATTTACGATGAAGATAATATGAAATATCTAAAGACCTTTGATATCAAAAAGGCTCAACGAAGTAATATAGGTCATGTTCTACATTTTGCAGACCATATGAGTACTTTGATTGAAAGAGATGAACAAAGAAAATAAATTTAATGAATATAGATGAACTTTGGTTTTTCAGTAATAGACTGAGAGGTGAATCACACCCTCGTTCTAAATTAACTTCAGAGCAAGTTAAACAGATAAGAGAATTAGCAAAACAAGGATTCTCTACAAATGTTATTGCTAGAAACTTCAAAGTTAGTACATGGAATATTGAAGAGATTGTGAAACGTAAAACTTGGACACACATTTGAAAGAGTTAGAATTTTTTGATTTCAAATCAGTTGGAGAATCATCTATTAAATTACCTAAACCCATCATTATAGAACACGATGGTATTAAAGTAGTTAGAGATGATTTATTAGATGGTGGAACTAAGAGAAGAGCATTCAATGTATTCGTTGAATCTTTTCCTAGTGTTCAAGAATGGGTTTATGCCCTCACCAAGAGAAGGTTATGCTCAATTATCATTGGCATATGCTTGTCATGATTTGGGTAAGAAGGCAACTGTAACTGTTCCAAAGGGTAAACATAATTGGTTAACAACAGAAGCGATTCGTTTAGGTTGTAATATCATTGAAGTACCAATGGGATATCTAACTAATATTCAAGCAAAGGCAAGATATTATGTTGAAGAGAATGAAGGTTCTCAATTGATTCCATTTGGTGGTGACCACCCGATAATAATAGAGGCAATGAAAAATACTGCCCTCTCACTTGATATAGAACCTCCTAAAGAGGTTTGGACTGTAATGAGTAGTGGAGTATTATCGAGAGGTTTACAACTTGCGTGGCCTGATGCCAAAGTATATGGGGTTAGAATTGGTCACAACACAACAGAAAGAGAAAGGGGTAGAGCTGAAACATTCTTATCAAAATACAAATTCAACCAAGAATGTAAAGAAGTAGAAAGACCTCCATTCCCATCTTCACTTACATATGATAGTAAAGCTTGGGAATTTATAAAGGAACATGCTTCAGAAGGAGCATTGTTTTGGAATGTAGGAAAATAATTTGGTCAATTCAAATATTTTTCGTATATTAGTAAACAAAAACTTTAAATTATGATTACATTAATAAAGAATGACTTAATAGAAATACCACAACAAGTGGTAGAGATAAACATTCATAATGATGTTTCTGAAAAAGATGATTGGTTTAATTACCTCATAACAGAAATTGAAACAGATAAAATGTACTATGGACTTGCATATAATCATCCTGAGATACCTTATTGGCATAGTTCTCAAAATGAAGAATTTAAAGGATTATTTGCAAATCCTAAATCAAAATTTAGATATGAGATTGTTGCGAGTGGAACAAAGAAGGCAATGTATGCTAAAGAAAAAGCATATCTTACTAAAAATGATGCAACAAAATCAGATAAATATTGGAATGGTAATAATGGCATTACATCTGAAACTGAAGTTGATTATGATTTAGTAAATACCATTATACAGAATATAAAAGATAAAAAGTACCCCATCGTAGTTAAAACTAAAAAAGATGTTAAAGGAACTATTTTCAAACAAGTAAGAGGTGTAGAGTTTGTAACAGGTCAAGTTACTATGATTAAAGAACAAATTAATTCGTCTGCGGGAAGTACAGAAGATTGTGACCCTTTAATATATTTAGGAGATTATTTTCACAAAGATAATGATTGTGGTATTGGTGGAAATCATACTCATAAGGGATTTATAAAAAGTAACGGTGTTCAGATAGATACACAAATTATTCCAAAAGAAGATTGGAGTAGGTTATGTGAAAGTGGAATTCAGGCTTTGGGGATAGGTTTAAATCCAAGAGATAAAATAGAAACAACACCAACAAAAATTGAAGATGCTGTTAAATATTGTTTAGGATTACATGATGATGGAAAAGATTGGTGGACTATAGATACTAGAAAATTTCTAAAATCTTCAATCAATTTCAAATCTACTCAACTTAAAACAATAAAATCAAAAGTAGAAGATGAGATAAAAAAGACCGATAGAAAATCTATAAATGGGATGGTATTTAGGGAGTATAGTGAAGATAGTGAATTCAGATATGAATTAGATGAGGTTGTTGAAAAAAATACATCTGATAGAGTACATTGTGTTTCTTATTCTTCAGCAAATGTTGATTTAGGTCGTTTAGTTAGTGGAGCCGGTGATAAAGAAACTATTGTATGTGTAGTTTATCATTCAACTCCAACTGCAGAAATAAATTGGGATAATGTTAAGTTAAATAAAAATGGAGTTCTTCCTTATTGTAAATTGAGGATACAAAACAGTATTAAATGGTTTAATGGTGATAGAAACATTATTTTTAAAGAAATGGAATGTTGGGTTCCTGATACAAAATAATATGACAAACGCAGAAGATATATTATCTAAATATGAAAAAGGTACATATGATGGGGAATACCCTACCATATCACCTGAGGATTGGGAAACTTTAAAAGAATCATATCCAAAAGACCAAGTAAAGGAAATGTTGGCTGATTTGTTTATGAAGTATCCACTTCCTTATGCAACTGATAAGTACACAATAGAAGATGCCCGAGATGATTATATGAAACTCAAAGGTATTCGGTACAATGAGTTATTAAAAGAAGAAGAGTGGTTTCCAAGAAAATCAAGAGAATCTAAATATCCACTTACATATGAGGGTAAACAGATTTTATTCAAAAGATATAACTTAGGTAACCTTTCATCTAATTTCTTTCAAGAGAGAAACAGATGGAGTATTTGTTCATCAGGTTATCCTGGTCCGGCCAGAACTTGGAGAACAAGACCTTTTATGATATCTTTAATGGGAGCGGCATATTCTTTAAAACTAACACAAGTTGGTAAAAAGGAACTAAGAATAATGATTGGATTGAGAAAGTATATTGCTTCTCAACATAAACCAAATGTTACAAAAGCTCTTACAGAATATCTAGGTAGTAAAACTATGTTAGATTTCTCAATGGGCTGGGGTGATAGATTAAGTGGAGCATTTGCAAGTGAAACAATAGAACACTATGTAGGGTTAGACCCTCGTAAAGAAAATCATCCAATTTATATAGAACAAGCTGATTTTTATAGAAAACATACTTCGTTCTTTGAGAACCCAACTAAAACAAACTTTTACCAATCACCAGCCGAAGATTTTGATTATTCAGATTATCAAGATTACTTTGATTTGGTATTTACTTCACCTCCTTACTTTAATGTAGAAAGGTATGGTGATGATGATACTCAAAGTTGGATAAGATATAAAGAAATAGATGCTTGGAATAAACATTTCCTACATAAATCATTAGAAAAGATTATACCAACAATTAAAAAAGGTGGTTTAATGGCAATTAATATCGCTGATGTATTCACAAGTGGTAAAGGTGGTAAAGATTGGAAAGAAATTACAAACCCTATGGGAGATTTCTTAATATCAAAAGGATTAACCTACAAAGGTTGTATTGGTATGGAAATGGCAAAAAGACCTAATAGTGGTGGAGCAGGAACAGTAAAGAACACAGAACATAACCAAAATCAGTACTCAGAAGAAACTTTAAAGAACTCAGAAGAAAATAAAGATAAAACTTTTGGTGAGCCGATTTGGATATTTGAAAAATAATTCGTATATTTGTATAATAAAATAAAACAGTAGAATTTGTATCAAAACATTTATTATCAACGAGAAAGAAATTTAATCCATCTTTGGGATGACCAAAGAGGATATTCTGCATTTCCATATACAAGATATGCATATGAGAAAGTTCAGAGAGGTGAGTATAAATCTATTTATGGAGATACCTTAACTAAAGTTTATAAGTTTAAGAAGGATGACCCTGATTTATTTGAATCAGATGTACCTGAAACTACTAGAGCTTTAGTTGATTTATATTCAGATTCAGATGATGCATCAACAGGTCATGTTATTCTTACATATGATATTGAGTGTGAGATGTTAAGTGGATTACCAAATCCAGAAGAAGCTAAAAACGAGTTAACTTCAATTGCACTTCATGATTCAGCAACAAACCAATATTGGGTATTAGTTGTTGATAAGGAAGGTGGTATGAAAGAAAAAACTACTGATAAATGTATTGTTCTTCCATTTCAAGATGAACGAGATATGTTAATGAAGTATTTGGAATTATATGAAATGATTAATCCATCAATCGTTACAGGTTGGAATATTGATTATTTCGATACACCAATGTTATATAATAGAATCAAAAGATTATTAGGTGAGAAACAAGCAAACAGATTATCACCAATCGGACAATGTTTTTGGTCACCTTATCGTAAAAGATATTTTATGGCAGGTGTATCTTATTTAGATTACATTTCACTTTACAAGATTTATAACTATGGTGAACTTCCAAACTATCGATTAGATACTGTTGCTAAAATAGAATTGGGTAGAGGTAAGATTGAATATCAAGGAAACTTAGACCAATTATTCAGAGATGATATTGATAAGTTCATTGAGTATAACTTAGTGGATGTTGAGTTAGTTGTGGATTTCGATAAGAAACTTCAGTTCATTGATTTATGTAGAGGTATTTGTCATGCTGGTCATGTACCATATGAAGATTTTGTTTACTCATCAAAGTATCTTGAAGGAGCAATGTTAACTTATCTAAGAAGAAGAAACTTAGTTGCACCAAACAAACCAGCGGATAGACAAGAAAGAATGCAGGCTATTAGAGATAATAACCAAGAGAAGTTTATCGGAGCTTATGTAAAAGCACCAATCGTTGGTAAGTATGAATGGATATATGATTTAGATTTAACTTCACTATATCCTTCAATCATTATGACTGTAAACATTTCACCTGAAACTAAGATTGGTAAGATTCAAGATTGGGATGCAAATAAGTTTGTAAAGGGAGAAGTTGATACTTATTATATCGGAGAAGATTCGATATCAAAAGAAAACTTAAAAGAATATTTAGAACAATCTAAATTCGCAATTGCATCTAATGGTGTACTTTATAGAACAGATACAGTTGGTTGTATACCTGGTATCCTTGACTTGTGGTTTCAAAAACGAGTTGAATATAAAGATGAGATGAAAAAATATGGAAAAGCAGGAAACAAAGAAAAATATGCCTTCTATCACAAACGTCAGTTGGTTCAGAAGATTTTACTTAACTCTTTATATGGTGTTCTTGGTCTTCCTGCCTTTAGGTTCTATGATGTTGATAATGCTACCGCTGTTACCACAACAGGACAAACAGTTATTAAATCAACTGCTGATATGGCTAACATCAAGTACAATAAGGAACTTGGTAATTCCTGATTTGGATTCTAACATATACATTGATACTGATTCTGTATTCTTCTCAGCAGTTCCTTTGATGGATAAACGAATTCCTAATTGGAAGGAACAAGACCAAGATACAATTGCTGGTTATGTAAATGATATTGCAGAAGAGATGCAAGATTACCTCAATGATTTCTATGATATCTTATCTAAGAAGATTTTTAATGTAGATGTTGATAAACATAGATTAGAGATTAAGAAAGAGTATGTTGCAAAAGCAGGATTGTGGGTAGCAAAGAAACGATATGCACAATGGATTATATCAGATAATGGTGTACCTTGCGATAAATTAGATGTAAAAGGATTAGATGTTAAACGTTCATCATTTCCAAAAGCATTCCAAGAATGTATGGGTACTGTTCTTATTGATATTCTAAAGGGTAAAACAGAAGAAGAAATTTCAGATTATGTTTTAGATTTCAAAAAGAATATGGTAAACAGACCAACATCTGAGATTGCAAAGAACTCAGCAGTAAAGAATCTTAAGAAGTATATGCCGAAAGGTAAGAGAGAAAGATTCTCAATGATGAAAGGAACACCTGCTCATGTTAAGGCATCTATTTTATATAATGATTGTTTAAAACATTTCAAAGCTCCTTTCAAATATGAACCACTAAAAAATGGTGATAAGGTAAAATGGGTATATCTTAAAGATAATCCATTAGGAATTGATGGATTAGCATTTACAGGTTATAATGACCCACCAGAGATAGAAGATTTTTTAGCTACTTACATTGACCACAATAAAATCTTTGAAAGAGAATTAGGACATAAACTTCAAGTTTTCTATGATGCGATTGGTTGGGGTGAAGTAATTAGTGAACAAAGAACTGCTGAAAAGTTCTTTAACTTTTAAACTGACAATATGTCAGTATAATACCAAATGGTACAAAAATTGAAATTAATAAATTAAATATAAAACAAATGAGTGAAAAAATTTATGTAAGAAAGTGTGAAAGATACACACTATGGGAAGCAACAAAACCAATTGAGGTTGATGTTGAAAAATTAAGAAAGTGTGAACCACCATATGAAGGGTAACACACCAGAAGAACTTTTAGATTATCTTGGAGATAATGTTTGGTGTAACGAAGAATTCTATTCTAATGAAACTAATATGGAAGTTTATGGTGAAGATGAAGTATATGATTTATCTATGGAAGAAGCATATGAAATGGAAGTATATTCAGATTCAAGAAATAAAGGATGTGAAGATTGGATAGATGTTGGAGTACCAAACGAAGAATACACTAAGTATGGTGGATTTGAAGTAAAAGCAACAAATGTATAATAAACAAAAAAAGAAATGGCAAAACAATTAAAATTTGATGTACAAGCAAGAGAATCCCTTAAGAATGGATTAGATGTACTTGCAGATGCAGTAAAGGTTACATTAGGACCAAAAGGTAGAAATGTACTTTTACAAAAACAAAGTGGAACACCACATATTACAAAAGATGGTGTATCAGTTGCAAAAGAAATTGAGTTAGAAGATGTATTTGAAAATATGGGAGCTCAGTTAGTTAAAGAAGTTGCATCTAAAACTGCAGATGAAGCTGGTGATGGTACAACTACGGCAACTGTTCTTGCTCAAGAGATTGCTAGATTAGGATTTGAATCGGTAGAAAATGGTTCAAACCCAATGGAACTTAAAAAAGGTATTGAAAGAGCAGTTGGTATTGTAACTAAAGAACTTGGTAAACAAGCAATTGTTGTTGGTTCTGATTATGATAAAATTAAACAAATTGCTACAATATCAGCAAACAATGATTCTATAATCGGTGAACTTATCGCTGATGCATTCCAAAAAGTTGGAACTGATGGTGTAATCACAGTTGAAGAATCAAAAGGTATTCAAACTTCAATGGAACTTGTAGAAGGAATGCAATTTGATAGAGGATTTCAATCCGCTCATTTTGTAACTAATCCTGAGAAAATGAATTGTGAATTAGAAAATCCATACATCTTATTATATGATGGTAAGTTATCATCTATGAATGATATCCTTCCTTTATTAGAAGGAATCTCTGGTCAAAATAAACCAATCTTAATTATTGCTGATGATGTAGAGGGAGAACTTCTTGGAACACTTGTAGTAAATAAATTAAGAGGAACTCTTAAGGTATGTGCTGTAAAGGCACCTGCATTTGGTGATAGGAAGAAACAAATGATGGAAGATATAGCAATCTTAACAGGTGGAACATTTATTACATCTGAACTTGGTTTGAATATAGAAGAAGCAACTTTAGATATGTTAGGAAGTGCTGAAAAGGTTACGATTGGTAAAGATAATACTACGATTGTAAATGGTAGTGGTAATTCCGATGATATCAAAACAAGAATCGAACAGATAAAAGCTCAGATTGAAAACACAGAATCAGAATATGATACAGAAAAACTTCAAGAAAGATTAGCTAAATTAAGTGGTGGAGTTGCAGTTCTTTATATAGGTGCTGGTTCTGAAATTGAAATGAAAGAGAAAAAGGATAGAGTAGATGATGCACTTCATGCTACAAGAGCTGGTATCGAAGAAGGTATTGTTGAAGGTGGTGGAATTGCATTACTTAAAATTCAAGATACGTTAGGAGATGTTCCATTAGATGAATCAGATTCATTCCAAAAAGGATTTGATATTATTAGAACTTCATTAGCTTCACCAATCTCACAGATTCTAAGAAACTGTGGTGTAACTGAGGGAACTGTTGTAGAATACATTAAACAAAATGGTGGTGGATATGATGCTAAGAATGAAAAATTTGTTGATATGTTCGAAGCGGGTATTATTGACCCTAAGAAAGTAACAAGAACTGCAATTGAAAATGCAGCATCTGTTGCTTCTATGATTCTAACTACTGAGTGTATGGTAGTTACTAAACCAGAAGAAAAACCACAACTTCCTGTGATGCAAATGCCAGGAATGTAAAATAAATACGAAAAAGCTTGGTGGTTTCAAATAAATTTCGTATATTTGTACAAATATAAATTATAATTAAGTAAATAAACAATGGAAAAACAGTCATTAAATAGGTTTGTATCAAAATACAACCTTGCAGGTTTAGTAGAATCTGTAAAATGGGAATCAAAAGATGGTTCACTATCTACTAATTTCATTTCAGATGATAAATCGGTTCTAGGAACAGTATCAATGAGTGAATTCGAAGGTTCAAATTCTGAGTTTGGTGTATATGATACAACTAAACTTACAAAAATGTTATCAGTTCTTGGTAACGATGTAGATTTCTCAATCAATGATATTGATGGGAAACCAGTATCTTTAAAATTCAAAGATGGTTCAACAAATGTAAATTATATGTTAGCAGATTTATCTGTTATCCCTAATGTACCAGATTTGAAACAATTACCTGATTTCAATGTAGAAATTAAATTAGATTCAAACTTTATAAACAAGTTTATCAAAGCAAAAGGTGCTTTACAAGATGAGAATAACTTTACATTTACTTGTAAAGAAGGTTCTGGCCAGATTATCTTAGGATATTCTAATATCAATACAAATAGAATTAACATCGATGTTGAATGTACTTGTACAACTGATAAAGTAGACCCAATTTCTTTCTCAGCTACATACTTAAAAGAGATACTAGTTGCAAACAAAGAAGCAACAGATGCTACCTTAAAGATTTCATCACAAGGATTGGCACATATTTCTTTTTCAATCGATAACTACGAATCAAATTATTATCTTGTAGAAATTCAATCTTAATGAGTAACAAACACTTTTACGAAAGAAGTAAGTTTTCCGAGTTTAGTTCCAATACTACTTATCATCAGTTGTTAGAAATGACTGATGATGAGTTTGTGGTATGGGCTCGTTTACTTCGTAAAGAAGTTACTGAACAATGGGATGAACGAGGTACTCCACCAGTAATTGGTAGAGATGAAGATGGTATTATTGAAAAGTTCAAGAAACTTAAATCTAACCCAGCAGATTATTGGGAAAAGGATTTAAGTGGTGATGATGAATCATTGGGTATCATTAAAAACTTTAATAAAGATGCATCAGTTGTAAATCAGTTTTTTCCTACAATGTTAAAAACTAAGATTTCAATTGGTAAATCTGCTGATAATGGTTTATCTATTTATGACCATTTCTCAGACCCAACGATGGAAGATAAGTTTGTTCATATAATGAAACGAGCAGTAAAGAGGGATTCTATGTATTCTTGGTCTCGTTCTGTTGTAGATAAAAAAGATGAGAATCCTTTTTGGAATGGACAAGGTGCTATTGATTTTATAAAAGATGTTTACAATGGTAAAGTATTCAAAGGAAAATATAAAGATTTAGCTATTTGGATTTCAAAAGTAAATACAAGAACTCTTGAAAATTATGGTACTTTTAACGAAGAGTATATTGGTACTAAAAATCTTTATCTAAAAGCCGAACAAGTTCAACAACTAAAAGATGATGGTTTCTTATCAGATACTCAATTATCTAATATAGATAGAATTGAATCTTCATGGACATCTGAAGCAGGTACAACACAAAACTATGCATATCAAATACGTTGGTATGAAAAAGATTCAGGTATCTTTCCAAAGATATTACAAGTATTTAGATTAAGTTGTGGACAACCAGCTGTAAACTTCCCTGCACTAACTGCAAAGTGGATTTATGAAAACTATACTAATCACATCGATACAGATGAACCATTACATATTTATGATTCATCGAGTGGTTGGGGTGGTAGAATCTTAGGAGCAATGAGTTCTCGTAAGAAAATCCATTATGTTGGTACAGACCCTAATCCTGATAACTTCTTAGATGAAGAAGGTATTTCTCGTTATGAGTACATGGCTAAGTTTTATAATGATAATTGTGTAGATAATTATTCAGATAAACTTACATCATTCTTTGATGTAGAAAAGCAAGGTAACACTTATGAGTTATTCCAAGATGGTTCAGAGTTAATTAAAAACAATCCTGAGTTCCAAAAGTATAAAGGTAAATTAGATATTTCATTTACTTCACCTCCTTACTTTAATAGAGAACAATATTCACAAGATGAGAACCAATCCGTTCAAAGCTTATGGTGAGTATGAAGATTGGAGAGATAACTTTCTAAGACCTACTCTAACAACAATCTATGAATATCTTAAAAACGATAGGTATATCCTATGGAATATTGCAGATATTAAGATTGGTGAAAGTACTTACTATCCATTGGAACAAGATTCAATTGATATCTTAAATGAATTAGGATGTGAATATAAAGGAAAACTTAAAATGTTAATGACACGAATGGTTGGATTAGACCCTTCTAAGAGTGGAATTAAGAATGCAGTTCAGTACGATGGAAAGGCATATAAATTTGAACCAATATTCGTTTTTTACAAACCTTAAATACTTATACAAAGATGAGTGAAACTTATAATATAAATTTTACGAATTACGAAGATAATCCATACTTTTTAAATACTACTGTAACCACAGATAGTATAACCTTCTATTCAACAAATACGAATCAAAGTAATAGTTAATGAAAAACTATCTAACATACGATGATATTCAGTTAGTACCACAATACTCAGAAATTCCCTCTCGTACTCAAATAAATTTAAAAACACTCGTATCACGAAGATACGGTATTCTAAATCCAATTGTAGCATCTCCGATGGATACAGTTTGTGAATTAGAAATGGCATATAAAATATTTTTACTCGGTGGAGTTGGTTGTATCCATCGATTTAATACAATTGAAGAACAATCAAAAATAATCAAAGAACTATATCACAGAATTTATTCCGAAGAATGGGGAAACCAATTTGAATCATGGGGAGTCATGGTTGATAATTGGCATTCAGAAATTCCTCATATACCAATTATGGCATCTATTGGAGTAAGTGAAAGTGATAAAGATAGAGCTAAATCTTTAGTAGATAGTGGTTGTAACATTATCGTTATTGATGTAGCTCATGGCCATCACAAAAACGTTGAAAAAATGTTGATGTGGTGTAAAAATAACCTTGATGATAAGGTGGATATAATCGCTGGAAATATCGCTACAAAAGAGGCGGCTCAAGAATTAGAATCTTGGGGTGCTGATGGATTAAGAGTCGGTATCGGTGGAGGTTCACTTTGTACTACGAGAGTTAAGACAGGATTCGGTGTACCGAATGTAAGTTGTTTGGAAGATATAATATCTGTTGCGAAAACACCCGTTATGGCTGATGGAGGTATTCGTTCAAGTGGTGATATATCAAAAGCTCTAGCAATTGGAGCGAGTTCTGTTATGTTGGGTTCATTAATCGCTGGTACTGATGAAGCACCAGGTCAGATTGTTGAAACTCAAAAAGGTCTTTATAAGAGATATAGAGGTTCTGCATCGTTAGAAACGAAAGTAACACATGGTCAACAGACCAGAAACGTAGAAGGTGAATCTACAACCATTCCCTACAAGGGCGGAGTTAAGTTCATAGTGAATGGGTTAATTGATGGAGTGAAATCTGCACTATCTTATGGTGGCGCTAAAGATTTGGAAGATTTTAATCCACCATATGTCAAAGTTACTAATTCAGGTATTAACGAAGCTAAACCACATTTATTATAAAGATTAGGTTACAATTAAATTAAATTAACAAAAATTAATTATTATGAGAAAACTATTATTAGTTGGATTGATGCTCTTAACGAGTATCACTACTTTTGCACAAGTTAGTGGGAAAGTATTAGACATCGAAACTAATGACCCTCTACCAGGAGCAACCATCATCGTTCAAGGAACGGCGGATGGAGTTGTAACTGGTTTTGATGGTACATTTGAACTCGATGTTAAAAACGGAGAAGAATTGATTATCTCCTATCTAGGGTATGAAACTGCATTTGTTGTTTCTACTGTGGATGATTTTATGGAAATCTACTTAGAACCAGACCTAAATCAATTAGGTGAGGTTGTAGTAACTTCTGGTGTAATTGATATTGCGAAGGTGAGAGAAACACCTGTTGCTGTATCAACTATTTCACCTGCAGAAATTGCTTTAAAAGTAGGTAACCAAGAGTTTCCTGAAATCATGAATAAAACTCCTGGAGTTTACGCTACCAAACAAGGTGGTGGTTATGGTGATTCAAGAATCTCTTTAAGAGGATTTGACCAAAGAAACACTTCTTTCCTTATTAATGGGCAACCAGTTAATGATATGGAAAACGGATGGGTTTATTGGTCTAACTGGCAAGGTTTAACTGATGTTGCAAGTGGTATCCAATTACAAAGAGGTCTTGGGGCTTCGAGATTAGCAGTACCATCAGTAGGTGGAACTGTATCAATCTTTACAAAAGCTGCAGAGGCTAAAAAAGGTTCATCGGTACAACAATCATTTGGTAATGATGGGTACTTTAAAACTACTGCTTCTGTATCAACAGGATTATCTGATAATGGATGGGCTACATCTGTGTTACTTTCTAAGTGGCAAGGTGATGGTTATATCTATAACACAAAAGGAGAAGGTTACACTTACTTCTTTGCGTTAGGATATGCACCTGAAGATTCAGACCATTCTGTTAACTTTTCTTTCTTAGGTGCTGGACAATGGCATCACCAAAGAGATGTTTGGGTTTCTATTAGAGATTACCAAAACTTCGGTGAGTGAAGGAATTGATAGAAGATGGAACTCCAATGGTGGTGTTTTAAATGGTGAAGAATTCTCAATGAGAAGAAACTTCTATAACAAACCATTAGCAACATTGAATTGGGATTGGGATATTTCTGATAACCTTAAACTAGCTACATCATTATATGGTTCAGCTGGTAGAGGTGGTGGAACAGGTCCAAGAGGTAGAAATTACTACAACTCGGAAACTGATATCTTACCTTTCAGAAAAGACCTTAACTGAACACTACTTAGAAAATGGTAGAGGTTCAAGAACTCCTGAAGGGTTTATTGATTTTGATGCAGTTGTTGCATACAATCAAGCAAATACAGACCCTTATAGTGGTGATTTACCATTCGCTGGTCAGTTAATTGGTTCTAATGGATTCCAAGATGATGGTGTTAACAGAAGTGCACTTATTAGAAGAGCATCTATGAACTCTCATGACTGGGTTGGAGCAATCTCTAACTTAGAATATGAAAGTGGAAATTGGAAATACTCAGTAGGTATCGATTTAAGAAACTACACAGGTTATCATTATAGAACTAGTGAAATAACCTTATGGGATTAGATGGGTATTACTCAACAGGTAATAAGAATTCTGCTGGTCAGATTATCAACACTACAATCGAAGCTTCTCCGTTCAATGATACAGGTATCAGAGGACCGAAGATAGATTATTATAATGTTGGTAAAGTTGGATGGCAAGGATTAAATGGTTTAGTTGAATATAACAACGAAACTATCTCTGCTGTTTTACAAGCTGGAACATCGAATCAATCTTTCCAAAGAATTGATTACTTTGACCAACCAGGTAATCCTGAATCAGATACTAAGAATCAAGGTGGTGGATACATCAAAGGTGGTGCAAACTACAACATTGATGAGAAACAAAACGTATTCTTTAATGCTGGTGTAATTTCAAGACAACCACAATTCGGTGCTGTATTCCCTAACTATGGAAATACAATTTCTGAAGATTTACAAAATGAAGAAATTAAATCATTCGAATTAGGATATGGTTTCATTGGTAATAACTTTAGAGTTAATGTTAATGCATATTCTACTGTATGGGGTAATAGATTCGTTCAAAGAAGTTTATCTAACCAACAAGGTGTAGATGGTTCAGCTCAATTTAAAGATATCGATGTTGTACACAATGGTATCGAAGTTGAATCTTCTTATAACCCAACAGATAAGTTGAGATTAAAAGGTATGTTATCAATCGGTGATTGGAGATATACTAATGATTTCTCAGCAGAATTATTTGATGATAATCAACAATCAATCGGAACAGGTACATTGTACTTGAAAGATGCTAAAGTAGGAGATGCGGCTCAGTTCACATCTTATGTTGAAGCAGATTACGAAGTAATTCAAGGATTAAGAGTTGATTTGGGATATAGATTCGTTGATGGATTATATGCTGATTATTCAATCACAGATTCAGAATTTACTCAACCTGGTAACAAAGGAGCTTTAAAATTACCATCTTATGGATTGGCTGATTTAGGAGCAACTTACAGATTTGAGTTATTCGGTTCTGATGCTTCATTTAGAGTTAATGTAAACAACTTGTTTGATACTTACTATATTGCAGAATCAAACACTAATATTCATGCTGGAGATGCTTCAGAAACATGGAATGGTGTAGATACTAGAAACTCAGTATGGTTTGGATTTGGACGTACGTTCAATACTTCTCTAAAAGTAAGATTCTAAAACTTATAAAATAAGGGGGGATTAATTTTCCCCCTTTTTTATTATCATATGAAAAATACCAATAACTTATTAACTATCGTAATACCTTCTTATAATGAGGAGAGATATATTTACAATACACTTTGGCAAATTTCAAGACAAAAGGAAATAAATGGAACTAGAGTTATTATTTCTGATGCAAATTCAACAGATAAAACAATAGAATATATTAATAAAGCATCAAATGATTTTCCAAAATTAAAAATAGAACTAACAGAAGGTGGTCATACACCAAAAGGTAGAAATAATGGTGCTAAGTTAGTAAATACCCCTTACATCCTTTTTATGGATGCTGATTCTGTATTACAAGGTTCAGAAGTTATTACAGAAGTCAAAAAATATCTAAACGATTATGAAATTATCTCATGTAAACAAAAATCAATTACATCTGATGATAAAAAATCAGTTTGGACTTATAAAATATTAGATTGGATTAGAAAAATAATGCCAATCACATTTTGTACAGGATGTTTCTTCTTAATTTCAAAAAAGAAATTTAATGAATTAGGAGGATTTGATGAAACCTTACAAAACTCAGAAGATTTTTGGTTATCTAAACAGATATCAAAATCAAAATTTAAAATAGTAAATGAATATATTGGACAAGATAATAGAAGGTTTCTTAAATTCGGTTATTGGAATTTTATTAAACTAAACTTGTTAAATTATTTATATTTTTGGAACATAAAATGGTTTAAAAAAGATGTTGGATACTGGAAATAAAATAAAAGATTGGTTAAAAGATTATTTAGAATCTTCAAATCTAAATCATTTTGTTATAGGAGTTAGTGGTGGAATAGATTCGGCAGTAACTTCAACACTATGTGCGATGACAGGGAAACCCACTATTCTTGTTTCAATGCCAATTCACCAAAATGAAAAAGAACTAAAAAGAGCTAACAGTCATATGTGGTGGTTAGGGCAACTTGATAATGTTATTAACTTAGAATTCGATTTAACTCAAACATATGAAACATTTAAATTGATGTGGTTAAACGAAGATGATAATTTAGCACTTGCAAATACTCGTTCAAGATTGAGAATGACAACCTTATATCATGTAGCAACTATGAACAAAGGATTAGTTGTTGGTACTGGTAATAAAGTAGAAGACTTCGGAATCGGATTTTATACAAAGTATGGAGATGGTGGAGTAGATATTTCACCAATAGCTGATTTAATGAAATCAGAAGTTAGAGAACTTGCAAAATCTTTAAACATAATCCAAGAAATAATTGATGCACCACCAACAGATGGTTTATGGGATGATGGAAGAACAGATGAAAATCAAATTGGTGCAACATATGATGAATTAGAATGGGCTATGGAATATAAAGGAGGGCCTATAACAGAAAGACAAAAAGAAGTAATAAATATTTACCAAAAGTTTCACCATCAGAACAAACACAAAATGGTAGAAATCCCTATATTTAAAAATGAGCAAACTAATTAATTTATTCGGTGGACCAGGTATTGGTAAATCTTCAATAGCAAATGGTATCACTTACAAACTCAAAAAGAAACACATAAGTTGTAATAATCCTTATGAGTTCCCAAAAAGATTAGCTTGGGACCACAATATACCAGCGATATCAGACCAACTTTATGTATTTGCAAACCAACATAGAGGAATTGCAGAATGTTATGGTAAAGTAGATTATATAATAATTGATTCACCAATTTTATTTTCTACCATTTACCACAGATATTACACAGAAGGATATCCTGCTGAATTTTATGGAGAACCTTTCCATAATTTAGTTATTGATTTACATAAAAAATATGATAGTATCAATATCTTATTAAAACGAGGTGAAACAATACACAATGATGATGAAAGATTTCAGAAGTTAGAACAATCAATTGAAATAGATAAATTGTGTAAAAAAGTATTAGAAGAAAACAACGTTCCCTATCATGAAATAGAGGTTGGGCCGAAAACAGTAAAAAAAATTATGAAATTATTAGGAAAGTCCAAATAAATTTCGTATATTTGTATAAACAAAAATAAATTATAATGGCAAACTTACAAGAAATAGCAAATAAGTTCAGAATAGCTGAACATTATCTTAACTCAAAAGAGGATGGATTGAATGTGGTGGCTTCATCATTAGGTGATATCATTAATGAATTAAATGAAGAATCAAAAAGAGGTATTGATGAAAACAGAAAACAATCTATCATTACTAAATTAGAAAAATTAAGTTCTTTTTGTAAAGAAGTAAAAAACTCTACATTTTAATAAATGGCATTTTTCGAGGATAATAACACAACTAAGAAGGTAAACAACTCTCTATGGGTAGAGAAGTACAGACCTTCCAAACTAACAGAATATGTTGGTAATGAACATTTAAAGGATAAGGTAAAGGATTATCTTGAAAGTGGAGAAATCCCTCATCTTTTATTCTTCGGTAAAGCAGGTACAGGTAAAACAACCTTGGCAAAGTTAATTGTAAATTCAATTGATTGTGACCATATCATTATAAATGCATCTGATGAAAACAATGTAGATACAGTTCGTAATAAAGTAAAAGGATTTGCTTCAACTGTTGGTTTCAAAGATATGAAAATAATCATACTTGATGAGTTTGATTATATGACACCAAATGCACAGGCAATCTTAAGAAACTTGATGGAAACGTTTTCAAGACATTGTAGATTTATCCTAACTTGTAATTATGTTGAGAAAGTAATCTCACCAATTAGAAGTAGAACACAAGAGTTTCAGATTGTACCTCCAACTAAAAAAGATGTTGCAGTACAAATCTCACAGATTTTAGGTAAAGAAGGTGTAGGTTTTCAACCAAAAGACCTTGTACCTATCATTGATAGTTCATATCCTGATATTAGAAAGATTATTAATACTTGTCAGTTAAATTCATCTAAAGGACAATTAAAACTCGATACAACCTCTGTAATTGATTCTGATTTAAAATCAAAGGTAGTTGAGATTCTTAAGGGTAAAGATTCAAAACCTAACAAGTGGAAAAACATTAGACAAGCAGTTGCTGATTCTCGTACACAAGATTTTACAGAACTTTACACATTCTTATATGAAAAGGTAGATGATTATGGTAGTGGAAATACATCAAATATTATACTCATTCTTTCTGAATCACAACACAAAGATGCATTGGTAGTAGATAAAGAAATTACCTTTATGAGTTGTATAATTCAAATAGTTGGTATATTATGATAAAGAAATTAAAGAAACTTTGGAACTATCTAACTTGGTTAGAAGAACAACGAATGAAAGCCGCAATCAAATGTGGTAGTGCAGGCCCTTTATTATGATAAAAGTAGAAACAGATTCACTTGATGTACTATTAAGAACACAGCCTAAACTTATGGTAATGTTTGGTACTGATTGGTGTGGATATTGTGATGTTCTTAAACCAGAGTTTGAAAGAGTTTCGAATGAACATAAAGAAATACCATTTGTGTATATTAATCCTGATAATGCACCAAAAAGTAGAAAGTTGGTTGATTTAACAGATATACCAATGTTAGTTGCTTTCAAAAATGGTAAATCAATTGCATATGAATTTGGAAATACCAAAGAAATAGTAACAAAAGTTTTATCAAAATTGCTTGTATAATTGGTATTTTTTTCGTATATTTACATAGTAAATAAAATATATTATGTATCAACCTTATAAATACGACCCAAATAATCCTCTTAGTGATGAGGAATTAGATGAATTAGGTAAAGTAGATTTCGAAGGATTCTTAGAGTACTTAGATTCTAAAACAGAGTATTTAAAACAATTCACTAAACCTCTCAGTTCATATCATACTAAAAGATTTGCTTCTTTATCATTAAAACAACAAGGTAAAGAAATTACAGATGATGAATTAAAAAAAGCAGAAAAGATTGGTAAGGATAATGAAAAGAAAGTTATTAATAAAATTAAAAATAAATAAACTATGGCAAAAATTATAGGAATGAATGATGGTGGTGGACTTCCTCCACAACAACCAAAGATAGATTTATCCAAGGCAACAGAAATGAAATGTCAAGAATGTGGTGGTACTGTGTTTATACCAGGTACTAAGTTCTTAAAGATTTCTAAGATAGTTACAGGTACAAAAAATGATGCAATCATACCAGTAGAATTATATCTTTGTGGTGATTGTGGTGAAATCAATCAAGAATTATTACCAAACGAACTAAAACAAAATGGCTAAATCTTTATTTGACCATATAAAAGCAGTAACACAATTTCAAGACCCTAAGTATTGGGATAAACTTGAAGATGATGATAAGAAAACATGGAGTAACTATATGGTTCATCGTTTTCTTTCTATGAATCCTGATTGGATTGAGGTTCTTTCAGAGATACAACCCTATACACAAGTATTAGAACCCAAACAACTTTATCTTGCTTTAATAGGATTAATTCCAAAAGGTAGATATTTTTTAAAATATACAAAAGGAAAAAAATCTAATAAATATGAATCTTGGTTAATTGATTTATTAAAAGAAGATTTTAATTCTTCAATTAGAGAGGCAGAAGATTATTGTGAAATACTTTACTCAACGAAAGAAGGTAGGGAAAATATAAAGTACATTTGTGAGAAATATGGTATTGATAAAAAACAAATAACTAAGTTAAAATTAAAGGTTTAAATATTTGGCAGTCTCGATTTTTTTTCGTATATTTACATAGTAAATGAGTGATAATTAAAATATAAAAGTATGTTAATAGTATTAGAATCAGTAGGAAGTGTATTTGACACAAAAGAAGGAATAATTTACCCTCAAACAGAAGATGGTGGTTATGATAAAGAATTCTCTATATCCATAGATGATGAAGAGGTATCACTAGATTGGTGGGAATCTCTAAGTTTAGAAGACTTCAATATAGTGAAGTATGGAGTATCAACTGAATCACATAAATAAAAAGTATGGCAAGAGTAAGTTATTCTCAGTATGGTATGTATAGTTCATGCCAACAACAATACAAATTAAATTACATTGATAAGTTAGGTATTAGTAACGCTAATATTCATCTTATCTTTGGTTCTGCTATGCACGAAGTGATTCAACATTTCTTAGATGTGATGTATAATGTAACTAAAAAACAGGCATTACAACTAAACCTAGAAGAGATGTTACATTCTAAACTTGTAGAACATTTCATGAAGTACAAAGATAAGATGGGTGAAGATGACCCATGTACCCAAGAAGAATTAGTAGAATTCTTTGATGATGGAAAGAAAATACTTAAGTACTTTACAAGTAAATTAGATAAGTTATACACTAAGAGTGGATTTGAACTTGTAGCAATAGAACAAAGATTGAATGCTGAGATTAAACCTGGTGTTCATTTCATTGGTTTTATTGATGTACTTCTAAAAGATAAAACTACACAAGATTATATTATCATTGACTTAAAAACTTCAACAAGAGGTTGGAACAAATACCAAAAGAATGATAAAGTAAAAACCTCTCAGATGTTATTATACAAAAAATTCTATTCTGAAAAGTATGATATACCTTTGGATAAAATAAAAGTAGAATATCAAATACTAAAAAGAAAGTTATGGGAAGGAGCAGATTTCCCTATACCAAGAATATCTAAGTTCGTTCCAGCAAATGGTAAACCTTCAATGAACATGGCTTGGAAAAACTTTATGGGATTTGTTGATTCGGTATTCGGTGAGAATGGTGAGATAATACAAACAGAATTTCCTACCAACAAAGGTAAACCTTGTGATTGGTGTGAGTTTAAAGAAAGAGGTTTGTGTTCTGCATGGACTTAAAATAAAATAGATGTTACATCAAAAGGTTTTATTTACTAAAGAAGAGATTCACAAAATTCGTGGATATGTTACTAAACTAGAAGATAGAGTTATTGGTACATATCATCCTGATATGAATGATGGAAAACATGACCCTAAAGGAGGCCATAATTTAGCAGAACATCTACCTTGGAGCTCTTCGAATAAATATAATTGGATAAATGAAAGAATACTAAATTGGGTTGGTGAGTTAAATCTACCAATTGTAAATTTAGGATGGGAAATGATTGTTCAAAAATATCCAAAAGGATTTGAATTTAAACCACACATAGATGATGTTTCAGAAGGAAAGACTAAACTTGGTAGAAAACGATATTACACAATTTTGATGCAACTTGGTTCACTTGATGAATATAGTGGTGGAGAATTGTGGGTTAATGATAATAAAGATATACTTATAAATCAAGAAATTGGTAATGTATGTATCTTTGGAAATGCTCAAGTACATTGGGTTACTCCAATAGAATCAGGTGAAAGATGGAGTTGTACTATATTTTTAGAAAAAGATGCTTTAAAAAAACACGATTTAATTTAATGTTTTATATATTTGTATATATTTATACATAATAACATTAAAAAACGGAGAGTTATGGCAGAAACAAAATTAACAACAGTAAAAATCATAAAAGATATTTACTCATCATTCAAAAGGATTTCATTTGATTCAAACATCACATTACAAAAACTAGTAAATCGTTCAGTTGATAAGTATATTGAAGATGAAACATTTAGAAGTGAAATAAATAGTTACCAGAACCTACATGAAAGTGGTTCTCAATTTTAAAAAAAAGTAAAAAAACAAATGAGTACAGAAAAAGCAAGTGGACCTCAGTTAAATCAACTTAGAGATAATTTTAATGAATTAGTTTCTAAGAAAAGAATGGTAGGTAGTACGAAAAGAGTGATTTGGAAATCTAAGAGAAGATTCGGAAACATTTAAAAAAATTATTAATTAAGGTTATATGAGTAAAAAGAAGAAAATTTTATTACTATCTGATGATTTACGAATGTCATCTGGTATTGCAACTGTATCTAAAGAATTAGTTTTTGGTACTTTTGATAAATATGATTGGGTTCAATTAGGAGCAGCGGTTAAACATCCTGACCAAGGTAAAGAAATTGATTTAGGTGCAGATGCACGAAAAATTAGTGGAGTAGAAGATGCTTCACTAAAAATCATTCCTTGGACTGGTTATGGTGATGCTAATATTCTTAGAGAATTAATCATGAGACACCAACCTGATGCAATTCTACACTTTACAGACCCAAGATATTGGAGATGGTTATATGAGATGGAAGCGGAACTAAGACAAAATATTCCAATTCTATTTTATCATATATGGGATGATTTACCAGACCCTCATTACAATAGAAACTATTATGAATCATGTGATTGGTTGGGATGTATCTCAAGACAAACCTATGGTATAGTAAGTAGAGTTGGTAATATAGATTCAGAAACAATCAAACCCTTAGAAGATTGGCAAGTATCTTATGTACCACATGGTATTAATCCTGATACATATAAACCAACAGAAGTACCAGCTGAGTTTAAAAAACAGTTATTAGGTGATAAAGATTACAAGTTTGTTTTATTTTGGATGAATAGAAACATTAAAAGAAAACAACCATCTGATGTAATATGGGCATATAAAAACTTTGTAGATGGATTACCAGAGGAAGATAGAGATAAAACTTGTTTAATAATGCATACAAATCCTGTTGACCAAAATGGAACAAATCTAATAGAAGTTGCTAATAGAATAGCACCTGGTTGTGAAATTAAATTTTCAACAGATAGGGTAAACCAAAATGAATTAAATTGGATTTATAACTTATCAGATTGTACAATTAATATTGCAGGTAACGAAGGATTTGGATTGGTAACTGCAGAATCGGTAATGACAGAAACTCCTATCATTGTAAATGTTACAGGTGGATTACAAGACCAATGTGGATTCAAAAAGAAATCAACTAAAAAATATCTTACAGCCGATGATTATAAACAAATTGGTTCACTTCATGATTGGAGAGAATGGGAAGATAAAGTAACTCATGGTGAGTGGGTAAAACCAGTATGGCCAAGAGTTCAAACATTAGTTGGTTCTATTCCTACTCCATATATCATAGATGATAAGGTAGATATATACGATGTAACAAGTGCAATCAGATATTGGTATGATAAAACACCTCAAGAAAGAAAAGAAGCTGGTAAGAAAGGTAGAAAAGAATTTTTAGGTGAAATGGGATTGAATTCTAAAAATATGTGTAAAACACTTGTTGATGGAATTGAAACCACATTTAAGAATTTCAAACCAAAGAAAAAGTTTAACGTTTATAAAATTAGGTAATGGGTAAACCAATTTTTATAGTTAGATTACCAGGTTATTGGAATCCTAGACAATTTGATGTATCAAGAAAAGCAATTTATGATAGAAAAGAACTATCAATTGATTATCATGTATTGGTATTATCTGATAATGAAGTTGAAACTATAAGATTTGAATGTTATAATTCACCTCATGAACCAGAAAAGTTAGAAGAAGTAACAAAACTAACTCAAATATCAATTGAAAGATGTTTGAGAAACGAAGAAGAAAATAGATTAAGAGAATTAGACAATGAATAAACCAATATTAGTATTACAAGCACCTATTGCTACAAGAAGTGGTTATGGTGACCATTCAAGAGATATCTTGAAATCATTATTTGAATTAGATAAGTACGATGTTAAAATTGTACCAACACGATGGGGAAATACTCCACAAGACCAAATCAATCCACAAACTGAGTTTGGTAAAAAAGTTCTATCAAGTCTCGTAACTAACTTGGATAGAACACCAGATATTTTTATACAGATATCTGTTGCAAATGAATTTAAGAAAGTAGGAGAGTACAATATAGGTATTACTGCTGGTGTAGAAACAACAGTATCTCCTCAAGACTTTTTACAAGGTTCTAATCAAATGGATTTAATTATAACTCCATCACAATTTACAAAAGACACTCTTGTAAAGACAGTTTATACTCAGATTGATAAAAACACAAAACAAAAAACAGGAGAATTAAAGTTAGAAAAACCTTGTGCTGTTTTATTTGAAGGTGTTGATACTACAATATTTAATGGTAAATCATCTAAATCCATTTTAGATTCAGTTGATACTGATTTTAATTTCTTATTTGTAGGACATTGGTTAAGTGGTGATTTAGGACATGATAGAAAAGATGTAGGAATGATGATTAAAACATTCTGTACAGTTTTTAGAGATGTACCGAAGAAACAACAACCTGGTCTTATTCTTAAAACATCTCATGCTGGATTTTCGGTAGGTGAGAGAGAAAAAATCTCAGATACATTAAATAATGTTACAAAAGAATATGGTGATTCATGTCCTCCTATTCATTTAGTATTTGGAGATTTATCTGAAGAAGAACTAAACTCACTTTATAATGATAAAAAAGTAAAAGCAATGTTAATGTTCACTAAAGGTGAAGGTTATGGTAGACCACTTGCAGAGTTTGCAACAACAGGTAAACCAATATTAGTTTCTAATTGGAGCGGATATAAAGATTTCTTACCAGAAGAAAATACAGTTTACTTAGAAGGAGAATTGAAAGATGTACATCAAACGGCACAAAATAAATTTCTACTTAAAGAATCAAAATGGTTCTATGTAGATTATTCAAAAGCAGCAGGTAAGATTTATGATGTACATAAAAACTATAACAAATACTTGAAACAATCAGAAGGACTAAAAAGTAATATTAATAACAATTTTACATTAGATAAAATGACAAGTAAGTTAGGTGAAATACTTGAGAAGTATGTTAAAGTTAAACAAAAACCTAAACACATTCAAATGAAATTACCAACTATTAATAAATTATAATGGCAAATTTTACAAGACAATATACTAAATTTTTAAAACCAGAAAAAAGAGTACCAAGAGCTCAAATCAGACCAAGAAATATTTATCGTATTACTACATATAAAGGAGGTAATCCACCTACTAAACAGGCAGAAGAATCAAGATATGTTTTTGTAATTGGTATTGTTGGAGATAAGATACATTGTATAAAGTTAAATCCAATAAATCCATTACACTTTACTCAACTGATTGGTAAATTGAGAGATAAAAGATTACCATTGAGTTCTGATTTAAGATTAGAATTAATGTTGAAAAAATTTGATAGAACAGGTAATAATCTTTTTGATGCACATATAAAAAATAATCAAAACTTATATCGTAGAGATTTTAATAATTATAGAACTTATATCTTAAATAAAATTACAAATGTATATGAAATAAGATTTGAACAAGATATATTAGAAAATCTTTTCGGAGAAAAAACAACTCCACCTGAAAAGAGAGAAATTCTAAGAGAAGAACAATCAGAAATAGATACACCAAATGAAGATTAGTTACGCTATAACAGTTTGTAATGAGTTAGAAGAAATAACAAATCTTCTTAATTTCTTACAACTAAATATAAGACCAGATGATGAAATACTAATTCAATATGATGAATTATCTGTAACAGATGAAGTAAAAGATTATATTACATTAATGGATTCTATGCATAAAAATCATAAAGTAATTGGATTTCCTCTTAACAAAGATTTTGCAACATTTAAAAATAATTTAAAATCAAATTGTAGTGGAGATTATATTTTCCAAATTGATGCGGATGAGATTCCAAATGCTGCTTTAATAGAACACTTACCTACTTTGATAGAACAAAATCCTGTTGATGTTATATTTGTACCAAGAGTTAATATTGTTCAAGATATTACTCAAGAACATATTGATAAATGGAGATGGAATGTTAATGATAAAGGATGGGTTAATTGGCCAGATTATCAATTAAGAATATATAAAAAAACAGATGATATAGAGTGGGGAAATAAAGTTCACGAAACCTTAACAGGATATGATACTTTTTCAAACTTCCCAGCTGAAGAAGTTTGGTCATTGTACCATTATAAACAAATAGATAAACAAGAAAAACAAAACGAATTTTATGAAACAATTTAAACCATTAGGTGATAGAGTTTTGGTAAAACCAAGCGAAATCAAGGAAGAAAAATCAAAATCAGGACTTATTTTATCCAACTCAACTACAAATAGTAAAAAAGTTTATGGTGAAGTTGTAGAAATAGGAACAGGAATATTTTCTCAGAGTGGAGAAAGAATACCTATGACTGTGAAAGTTGGAGATAGTGTTATATATGAACAATCTCATGCAAATAATACTATTGAGATTGATGGAAATAAGTATATAATTTTTAATGAACATCAGTTAATAGGTATAGTAGAATAATGAAAGCATTAGTAACAGGTGGAGCAGGATTTATAGGTTCTAATCTTATAAAAAGATTAGTAAAAGAAGGATGTCAAGTTGTATCTTTGGATAATTACTCAACTGGTGATAAAAGAAATCATGTTGAAGGTGTAAAGTATATTGAGGGTGATATTGAGACAATTGAATATATCAAAGGAGATTATGAAATATGTTTTCATTTAGCTGCACAATCAAGAGTACAACCATCATTTGATGACCCTACTGAAACACTTAGGGCAAATGTAGTTGGAACATCTGCGGTTATGGAATGGTCTAAAGCAAATGATTGTCAAGTTATTTATGCAGGTTCATCATCAAAACATAATGACCCAACAGATTCACCATATGCTATGTACAAGTTTCTTGGTGAAGAAATTTTAAGATTATATAGAAATTCTTTCGATGGTCATAATCAAATATGTAGATTTTACAATGCGTATGGGCCTAATGAATCATTAGATATAAAAAATGGTAACGTAATTGGTATATGGAGAAAATTGATTGAAGAAGGTAAACCAATTACTATTGTAGGAGATGGACATCAGAGAAGAGATTTTATTCATGTTGATGATATTGTAGATGCATTAATTAAAGTTTGGAATCAAGATGTGGTTCATAATGATGGATGGGAACTTGGTGTAGGGAAGAGTTATTCTATATTAGAATTGTTTCAGTTTTTTAAAGAAAGATATCCTAAAATAGAATCAGTTCATATACCCGACCAAAAAGGTAATTACAGAGAAACTCGTAGTACCTGCCAAGATGCACGAAAGATTTTGGGATGGAAACCAAAAGATAGATTGGAAGATTATATAAAAAGTTTATAATAAAATCATACACATAGTGAATAAACCATATTCTAAAAAAGATTTACTAGTAGGTTGTATCACTAAATACTCCAAATCAGATATTGAACCTTGGGTAGAATCAATTCAATAAGAGTGGTTATAGTGGTGGTAAAATGATGTTAGGTATATGATGTATCACAAGATGTAATCAATTATCTTAAAAGCAACTCATTTCGATGTTTATCAATCTCAGTTAAATCAACATATTATTTTACAGAGATTTTTAGATTTACACCATCTTCTAAAAGATATTGATTGTGATAGAATTATTTGGACTGATGTTAAAGATGTTATATTTCAAACAAATCCTTCTCATTGGTTAAATCAGAATCAAACCAAACCAATCATTGCTTGTTCAGAATGTATTACATTTAAAGATGATGAATGGGCAGTTACAAATGCAGGAACATCTTTCCCTATGGAATGGGAATGGTTACAAAATAAAACATCACATTGTGCAGGAACTATTGCTGGTGATAAAGAATACATTAGAGATTTGTTTATAAACATTTATAGATGGAGTTTAACAAGTTCTAATCCAGAACAATTATCAGACCAAGCAGCATATAATGTTTTAATCAATCAAACTCAATATAAAGATATTGTACAATTCACACCACAAGAAGATGGATTTGCAACACAACTTGGAACTGTTCTAATTAAGAAAGACCACTTCGGTGATAAATTATTAGAACCTACTCCAATCGTAGATGATTTAATCCGAAATCAAAAAGGAGAACCCTTTTCAATTGTACATCAATACGATAGAAGTCCTCAATTAAAAGAAAAACTTATCAACAAATACAAAAATATTATTCATAGAGAACCAAGTAAAGTAGATAATCCACCAGGATTTACATACGATAAGTGGTTAGATATTAGAAAGGATGGTAAGTATGATTCTCAGTACAATGAGTTACTTAAAGATAAAAAAGTAATTGTAGTTGGTCCATCTCCATCTCTTGAAGGAAGTGGTAAAGGAAAAGAAATAGATGGATATGATATTGTAGTTAGAATCAATAAAGCATTTCCAATAGAAGAAGGATTAACAGATGATATTGGTTCGAGAACAGATATTCATTATCATTGTTTATGTACTGATATGCATTGTGGAGGACCAGTATTTTATGATGAAATGAAATTAGATAATGTATTTGTATCTTGTCCTTATCCAAAATATGTTGGACCATTTCATGGTGATGTAACAAGATTTGAAAATGTAAACAAAAAATATGATTTAGGATTTCATGTTCTAAATACTGATTACTACTTAGAGATTGCTAAAATGTTAGGTACAAGACCTAATTCAGGTACAATGACAATAATGGATTTACTTTGTTATGATTTAAAAGAATTACATATTACAGGTTTCACTTGGTTTAGAGATGGTTGGAGAAAATCTTATAAGAAATTAAGTGATGATAAATTTAAAAAAGTAAGTGATGAAGTTAAAAGTGAATTTAATGGTAATCATAAACAAAAACCACAAGAAGATTTAGTAAGAGAAATTTACTTAAATGATAATAGAGTATCAATTGACAATGTAATGAAAGAAATATTGGAAGTAGAATGAAAAAAATAAAACTATATATTATAACATATAAGAGAAACGATATTCTTGCAGAAACTATTGATTACATTTTACAATCTGATTTTATGAATGTATGTAATGGTGAGATATTCGTTATCAGTAATCACACTTCAACAAAATTAAAAGAAGAACATATTGATAAAGTTACACTCATACGAAATGAAGGAAGACCCGATTGGTCAAATGGTAATTTAAGTGAAAGTTGGAATCAAGCAGTAATACATGGATTTAAAGATTTATCAAAACCAAATTGTGATTATGTAGTGGGATTCCAAAATGATGCAATATGTGATAAAAATTGGTGTTCTAATTTATTAAAGTTACATGAAAAATTTGATTATGTTCAAGGTAGATATGGTGATAATATTATCAGTTTTTCACCAGAACATATAAAGAAGGTTGGAATATATGATGAAAGATTCTGTGGAATTCAGTATCATTTTGCTGATTACCTTATTCGTTCAATACAAAACAATAAAGAAAGAACCTATGTAGATGATATTATGCATAGAATAACTTACAATAATAATCCCAGCCTTACACTAGATGTACCAGGAAATAGAAACATTACTGAAGATTTAAAAAGAAGACCTGATGATGGGGAACAAACTGGTATTTGGCAAGCTTCAAGAGTTGGTATCTATCCTAGACATGCTTGGAACTACTTTACATGGAAGTGGGGTGGTACTCATTCTAAAGGATTATCAAGAGAAACTTGGACACAGAATTGGACTGAAGATTTCAAACAAAATATTCCAACAGGTCAAAAGAAAGAATTTGTTAGATATCCATATTTTGAAAAAGATATTAATAAAAAAATATACGAAATAGGATGGTAAGTAAACTAATAAATGTGGGAGGTAGTTCTGGTGTTGGAAAAACTACACTTACTACTTTCTTATCTTTTCTGTTTGATGATGTATATCATTTAAAAGGAGATGATTTGCATAAATGGGAAAGAAATGATTCCAATTGGAAAACTATAACTCATTTAAATCCTGATGCTAATAATTTAGAATTAGGTAAACAACAAATATTTAATTTATTAGAAAACAAAACAGTATATAGAAATCACTATGACCACGATACTGGTAAGTTTGTAAATAATGTACAAATTAAACCCGATTATAATGTATTCATAAATGAAGGATTGCATTCTCTTTATGACTCTTATTTATGTGATAGAGCTGATATAAACATCTACATTAAAACCGAAGAAAATTTAAAATATCAATGGAAGTTAAACAGAGATATTGAAAAAAGAGGATACACGAAAGAACAGGTATTATCTGCAATAGATATGAGAAAAGGGGATGAGATAAAATATATTCACCCTCAAGAAGAAAATGCAGATGTGATTGTAACCTTTACAGAGAAAAAGGATAAATCAGTAGATTTAGAATACGAATGTAAAACTGAATATGGATGTGAAGTGATGGCAAACCCTTAAAAAACTTTACAATCTTCATAGAAACTTTTTACTGTGTTGTAGAAAATCATCTTTTGAATATGAACTTATACAAGGTGCTGGTGGAAATCTATCTTATAAATTCAAAGATAAAGTAATTATAACCTCATCGGGTAAAACAATGTCAGATGTACATATATTGGGAGGATATTCTGTAACAGGTAATGATAAAGTTTATAATAACGAAAGACCTTCGATGGAATTAAACTTTCATAAAAAGATAAACCAACGAATTGTATATCACACTCATCCTATATATGTAAACACTATATTATGTTCAAAGGAATCTAAAGAAGTTATTAGTGAGATATGTGAGGATTATGATTTTGATTATGTGGATTATGTAACACCTGGAGATGAATTGGCAGAAGCGATGAATGTGAATGAAAAAATTATATTCTTACAAAATCATGGATTAATTTGTTGTGGTAATTCCTTTACAGAAGTATTTAATAATAGTTTAAAAATAAATCAACTATGTAAAGAATGGTTGATACGGAATTCAAAAACATTTAAAACATTTAGAGATAATATTAATAAAACTGATAAAAATTGTATATTGTATCCTGATGCAGCAATATTACCAGATGATAATTCTCAAATAAATGATTATATGTTACATATACAAGAAGAAGTGGGTTTAACCGCTAATCGTTTAACATCAGATGAAATAAATAAATTAAAGAATATGGAATCTGAAAAATATAGAATTAAAATAAACAAATGAAAGTAATTATTCCGATGGCAGGTACGGGTAATAGATTTGTACAAAAAGGATACGAAGACCCAAAACCACTCATAAAAGTAAATGGTAAAAGAATCATAGAATATATCCTAGATATGTTTGATGAAAATGATGAAATTGTTTTTATATGTAATGACCAACATATAGAAAATACTGATATGAAAAATATTCTAAATCAGTTATCACCAAAATCTAAAGTAGTTTCATTACCAAATCATAAAAAAGGCCCTATATTTACTGTAATGCCTTTCTTAGATTTAGTAGATGATAATGAAGAAGTTATTGTGTGTTATTGTGATAACCCATTGATATGGAATAAATCTAATTTTGAAAAATATGTTAAGGATAATAACTTAGATGGTTGTATCCTTACTCATTCAGGATTACATCCACATACTTTAAACTCAACTAAGATGGCTTTCCTAAAAACAGATGGAATTTTAATGGAAGAGATTAAAGAAAAAGAATGTTATACTGATAATCCTATGGATGAGCATGCTTCAACTGGTGTTTACTATTTTAAAAATGGTGGAGTTATGAAAGAATGTTTCAAGGAAAGTATAGATAGAGATATAAATTATGCTGGTGAATATTATGTAACACTTGCTTATAATTTATTAGTTGAAAAGAAACTTAGAGTAGGTTATTATGATACAGAATTTGTAACAGTATTTGGAACACCAAGTGAATTAGAAAGTTTTGAAGCATGGGTAACAATACTTAACTCTGGTCAAGTAAAATCAGAACAAGATGCAGTAGAATGTTATAACTATTGGAAACGATATCATGAAAGTACACAGAAAAAATAATCCAGGAAAACAAAAAGTATTCGTTGATATAGATGAAACTATTTGTTTTTATGAAAATGATAGAATCTATGAATTGGCAATTCCTAGTAAAGAAAACATAGATAAGATAAATAAACTATATGATGAAGGTTGGGAAGTTACTTACTATACCGCAAGAGGTTCTTTATCAGGTGCTAATTATTTTGATTTAACAAAAGAACAGTTAGATTCTTGGGAATGTAAGTACCACCACTTAAGTTGTGGTGAAAAGCCTTTATTTGATTTATTAATAGATGATAGAGCAAAAAGGATAGAAGAACTATGAAATTAATATCACATAGAGGAAATATAAATGGAGAAAATCCACAACTTGAAAATACTCCTGATTATATAGATAAGGCTATATCATTAGGTTATGATGTTGAAATTGATATATGGAAGGATGAAGATGGTTTTTATTTAGGACATGATGAACCTATTTATCCAATTGAATTAGAGTGGTTAGTTGAAAGAAGAAACCACTTATGGATTCATTGTAAAGATTTTGATTCTTTAACTGAACTAATACAAGTTGACTCAAACCCTATGCAGTTAAAGATATTCTATCATCAAAAAGAGGAGTACACAATAATAAGTGATAATCATATTTGGGCTCATAATATATTAACGGCAAACGAAAAATGTATCATACCTTTACTTAGTCGATATGATATTGAGAATTGGAAACCAACTGATGTTTATGGAGTTTGTTCAGATTATATAGAATTTTTAAAGTTATGAATGTAATATTTGATTTAAAAGATATCGGAATAGGAAAAAGAATATTTTTAGTAGGTAACGGACCCTCTTTAAATAATATGAACTTAGATTTGTTGGAAAATGAATACTCTATTGGAATGAATCGTATTGAGTTATTATATCCAACAACTAAATGGAGACCTACTCACTATGTATTCACTTCCTCTAATTGTCAAGATTCTAAGTGGGGTCATAAGTGGTCTAAGAGCATATTGAATGCATCAAATGAAGAAAAAACAACTCCTATAATTTGGAGAAGATTTAGAGATGCTATTGAAACAAGGGGTGAAGGAAAACTTCCTCAAAAAACAATTTATTTAGATTCTATTACAGAATATCCATGTGGTGATGATAGACAGTTTTCAACTAATGCCGTAGAAAGATTGGATAAAAGTGGAACTACTATGAATGTTGCACTACAATTGGCATATTACATGAACTTTGATGAAGTGTATGTAATAGGTTGTGATTCTAATTGGATAACAGCAACTAACACAACAAATACATCAGAAGGTGATATAAATCATTTCCATGCTGATTACCATGCATCCATTGGAAATGGTGAAGTTGAGTTTAATAGAATGAATGCAACACATAAAACTGCAGTAAAATACTTTACAGAAGCAGGTAAAAAAATATATAATGCGGGATATAACTCAGCAATAACGGCATATGAACGAAAAATATTTGATGATTTATTTGTATAATTCAAATAAATTTCGTATATTTGTATAACAAATACCTTAATATGAAACAAGATAGTAATGTAAAACGAGTATTAAAAGATGATGGAGTAACTAATTCCTTATTAGTTGCTGGTCATGAATTTGAAAATCCAAAAACAATAAACATTCCAACACTAGAAAAAGAATTAGGTTATAAAGATTCTTGGGCAGTTCGAGTAGTTTATAATGATAGATTTGGTGGAGTTATAATCAAACAGAATCCTGGTGAAGGAAACAGATTACATTATCATCCTGATGCTGATGAGTGTTGGGTTGTTCTTGAAGGAGAATATGAATGGCAAATTGAAGAAGAAGTTAGTAGAGTTAAACAAGGAGATATAATTGTTGTAAAGGCTAACACATGGCATAAGATTACAGCAGTTGGTGATAAACCAGCGGCAAGATTAGCAATTACAAAACCAGATGTAGAACACATATATGAAGATTAATTTTCAAAATAAAATAGCTTTAGTTGTTGGTTCATCTAAAGGAATTGGATTAGGAGTAGCAAATAAGTTTGAAGAACTTGGTGCAAAAGTAATCAGAGTTTCAAGAAAAGATGGAGTAGATATTTCAAGTAAGGAAAGTATAGATACATTCTTTGATGCAATAACTGATATTTTAGGCCTTCAACATAATGGTATTGATTTCTTAATAAATGTTGCTGGTATAAACTTTTGTAAAAAAATAGAAGAAATAGAAATGGATGAATGGGATTCTGTAATTGATACAAATCTTCGTTCCTTTTATTACATAATTAAAAAATCCATACCATTAATGAAAAGTGGAAGTAGGGTAGTAAATGTTTCTTCAATTGCTGGTAGAAATAAAAGTATTGTAAGTGGAGTTCATTATACTTCTAGTAAGGCAGGTATTATTGGATTAACAAGACAACTTGCTCATGAATTAGGACCAAGAGGTATTCATGTAAATTGTACTTGTCCATCTCAAACACTTACTCCAATGTTAGAACAATCGATGACAAAAGAAGAACAAGATAAACTATGTGAAAATATTCCATTGAGAAGATTAGGTACAGTTGATGACCAAGTAGGGCCAATTGTATTCTTATGTTCAGAACTTTCAAACTATCTTAATGGTTCTGTAATTGATGTAAATGGAGGACAGTTATGAAACAAGGAAAAGTTACAGCAGTAGTTGCGGTTCGTAAAGGTTCTCAGAGAGTACCTAATAAAAATATTAAACCATTTGGTGATACAACCTTATTGGATTTAAAATTACAAACTTTATTAAAGGTTAGTAATATAGATGAAATCATAGTCAATAGTGATTGTGATAAAATGATTGAAATAGGAAAATCATATGGTGTAAAAACAAAGAAAAGAGAAGAGTACTTTGCAAGTAGTGAAGCTTCTAATTCTGAGTTTCATGGTCATATTGGTAAAACAACTGATACTGATTATATATTTCTGGCACCTGTATGTTCTCCTTTCATTAGTTCTGAAAAACATGAAGAGGCTATAGACCAATTCATGAATTCAGAATGTGATAGTTTAACTTCAACTTCTTTGGTAAAAGGACATTTGTGGTTAGATGGTAAACCTATTAACTATGATTTAAATAATGTACCAAATTCACAGGATTTACCTGATATTGAAATGATAAATTATGGTATAACAATTGTAGATAAGAATATAATGAAAAATAAATCACGAGTTATTGGTGATAAACCAAATTTTATTATACTTAATGAATACGAGGGAGTAGATATCAACACTCCTTTTGAATTCCAAACAGCAGAAATAATATATAAATTAAAACAAAATAAATAATTATGGCAGGATTAAATTTCGAAAACATTGGTGATAAATTCTTAGAAGTCATCAATACAAAAGAGTGGAATGATATACAAGAAAAATTCAACGATTGTGTTGATATATTTGTATTAGGACATGGTGGAAACTTAGGAGTTGCAGACCATGCAGCAACTGATATCTCAAGGTTATCAAATGGAACAAAGAATGCACAGGCACCTGGTAGTGCCATTGTAGCAACCTCTCTAATCAACGATTCTTCGTTTGATGATTGGATGGTTCATTGGGTAAGACAGAGAACAGTATCTCAAACACCAGAACAATTAAAGAAAACATTAATTCTTGGTATCTCATCAAGTGGTAAATCAATTGATATCATGAGAGCATTAGAAGATGGTGAATCAAGAGGAATGCAAATAGCAATGATTACATCAGCTCCAATACCAGAAAAGATTAACAACTTATCAGAAGTTGTATTAGGTGCTGAGTATTATCACACATCAGAAGTACTTACATTATTACTTACTTATCAACTTACACATGGTAGTGGTAAAGTTTGTCCTCCTATTTTCCAAAACAAACCAGAAGATTTAGAATTACTAAATAGACAAGGTGGTGCATCTGCAACAAGAGAACATTCTTATCCTGATGAATTAGTAAACATCGGTGTAGATTTCGATGGTGTTATTCACAAGAACTCAAAAGGATACCACGATGGAACTGTTTATGATGAACCAGTAGAAGGTGCAAGAGAAGCATTACAAAAACTATCTGAGAAATATGTTGTAATTGTATATTCTGCAAAAGCGAGAAAAGATAGAGGTTTAGTAAATGGACAAAGTGGTACTCAATTAATTTGGGAATGGTTAAAAGAACATGATTTAAATCAATACGTTTCTAAAGTAACTTCACAAAAACCGAGAGCAGTTGCATATATTGATGATAAAGGAATCAAGTTTGATAATTGGGATTCAGTATTATCACAAGTAGATTTATCATAAATTGAAAATAGTAATATCCATATTTTGTTTGCCTTACGAGATTGATGAATTAGAAAATACTCTAAATCAACTTCGTAGGGCACAATATTATTCTCCAAAAGGAATTGATTGGAATCTTGATGTAACATTATGTACTTCAGGTGAAATGGTTGATTGGAATAAATCATCTATAAATAAAAAATACTTTGTAGATAAATTTTTAAAGTTATCATATCATACTGATTGGTGTGTAAAAACATTTCAAGTATCTGAAGAAATATTAGGATGTGTATCTCAGAGAAGATTTTCACTCAATAAGCATAATGATGCTGATTACTTTATTTGGTTAGATACTGATATTATATTTGAAGAAAGAACCCTATCTTATATTGTATCTTCTATTCAAGGTATAAATAAAGATTATCCATTATCAGTAATCACACCTGAAATCGTAAAAATTTGGGATAATACTTGGGATTGTTTAGTAAATGAAGAATTTTTAGATAAACCAATTAATTACCAAAAAACAAATGACCCCTATAAAGATAGTGGTGTGAAAGGTGATGTTTCCATAGAAACAGTTCATAACACAGCAAATCAACAACCAAGATTCAAATTTGCAGGTGGTTGGTTTACTTGTATTAGTGGCTCTCTCCTTAGAAGAGTGGGTGTTCCTAAATCTTTTGGACACTATGGTTACGAAGATACCTTTTTAATGTGGGCATCTGAAAAGTTAATTCAAGAAAAAGATGAAATCATTACACAATTTAAAATAAAAAACCTCATAGTTTGCGAAAACTACAAATATCGTAACAATTCACATTATCTGAATCATATATCTGTATATGATAGAAGAGAAGAATTTAAAAAAATTGCACAATCAAACTTCACAGAAGAACTAAAAAAAGTTCAATAAACCTACCCTTTAGTATTTAATACTTATATTTATTTGTGTAAAGAGTAATAGAATTCGTTATACGAATAACCAAATACTCACAGTTATACCAATATCGTTTTATTCAAAACGTTTACATTCAATCGTTTCTTTAATTAGTTACAGTAATCTATTAATATAGGAGATTACTTTGAAGTACGCTACATTAAATGTATTTAAAATATTCATTTTGTGTATCTTTGTTTTATTACCGACTGGTTCAAACGAGATTCACACAAGTGATAACAACCTCATAAAGGTCGGTTCAGTAACCAACGAAATCCGTATGGGTAAGTTTGCAGGTAACCGAAACCTTGCAGTTGGTGTAAAGAATATCCTCGAAGAATTATTAATGGATTTAGATTATGATTTATCAGACCAAGCATCTACGCAAATAAATGTAAGATTGGTCTTTTTTGATATAAAAAATATTGGAACATCAGTTGCGGTGTTTCACAAAGATGTTTCACTAACGCAGATTATAGCAATTGGTGAATTAGAAGTCAAGGGAAAAGTTAAAAAACGTACTACTCAAAGAGGACAGAGTAAAACGATTTCTACTAGTACTCTTGTAGTTGCACAAGACGGAACATTTAATCAACAAACTGCTAGTATAGCTTTAAAAAAGGTATGTGAGCAAATTATTAAGGACTTATTATGAAAAAAATTTTATTATTATTAATTAGTGTATTTTTTACACTATCTGTATCTGGTCAGAATGACCCCGCTGAGATAAATTATAGTCCAGTAAATACAGTAACAAAAGTAGGGGATACTTTAATTATGAAGTTCCAATACAACAAACAAGATGGAGGAGATTTGACATTGGCTCAGTTTGATTTCGAATATAACAACAAATTGTTATCTTACATCTCAAGTACCTCACAAGCACCAACAGGTGCATCTTATGCCAGAAACAATTGGACTGGATATAAGTTTAATCCAAAAGCAAATACATCAGAAGATGATATGGATGTACAATACACTTGGTGGAAAGATGAAGCAGGAAATGCTTCCTATTCTACTTCTGCTGATTGGAGTGTAGAGAGAACTACAATCCAAACCTCAGCTGCATACGAAGATGGTGGAGAATTTGTAAAGTATAGCTTCAAAGTAAAGGATAAGTTTGGTAGTGGGTATGATAACTACAACAATATCATTAAAGTGAATTGGGCAAACTACCAAAAAGCAGATGGAACAAAAATTCAAACTATTAAATCACCATCTACACAATCACTAAGTGGTATCGAGGGTGGTAATGCTGGTACATTTACTATTAACCTTAAAACAGCAAATTCAGCTAAAACAGATTACTCATATACTATTAAGAATGGTGCAGGTGAATCAGTTGCAACTGGTACTTTTGATGAAAGTGGACAAGCATCTGTAAGTGGTTTAGAAAACAACGTAACTTATACTGCTGAAGCAAACTTAGCCGAAGATGCAACTTATTTAGATGAGGTTGTAACCGTAGCTGATTTAGCATTAGTATTCGCTGAAGCAATTGGAGCAAGTTCTGGTCCAAGTGGTGGTTCAACTACATTTGATTATTTCATTCAAGATATAATGGGTGATGTTGTTGGTGATGGTGGTGTTGTTGATTTCCAAGATTCATATGAGATACTTGCTTACCTACAAGGTGTAACAAGTGGTAATACAAACCGAATCACACAAGATGGAAAAACAGAAGATTATAGTGGTATTGAATCTACTTATGGTGCAGTTACTAACAATACAGTAACATTCGCTAAATCATTCACACCACTTGATTCAGATGTTTCAACAAAAACAATTGATTTAGCACATGGTTTAGTTGGTGATGTAAACTTCTCTCACTCATGGGAGCCAACAGTTAATAGTGGTGAAAAGGCAACATCATCACAATCATCACAAGCTAGAATGAGTATGGCAGCTGGTAGTAAATTTAGTTCAACAGAAACAGCAAATATAGATTTAATATCTGAAATAAAAGATGGACAAGTAATCTTTTCTATCAATTCAGATATTGAAGGAATGGTTGGTTCTCAGTTCAATATAGTATATGACCCTAATGTACTTTCATTAGAGAATGTAATATTCGATACTGGTAATGACATGACAAACTTCTCTAATATAGTTCAAGATGGATTAGTAAGAGTTGGTTCATTTGACCAAAACGTTAGTGCAACTGTTAAACAAGGAACACCATACAAATTAGTATTTACACCATTAGAAACAATCGAAAATACATCGGGTTTAATTTCGTTTAGAGTAAAAGAAGGTGTGAAATCAGATGGAACACAAATTAATTTTATAATACAATAATAAAAAGGAAACAAAAAATGAAAAAAATATTAACATTACTTAGTTTGGTTTTAATGATGGGTTGTTACCAAGATGATGATTTAGTAACACTTTATCCAGACCAAGAAGTACCACAATCTTTACAGATTAAAGAATTGATTGGTATTAAATTAGAAAACACTATCGTAACTGATAGAGTTGCAATGAATGTAAAATTACCATTAGATGGTAAATACAGAATAAAGATTAGACATGGTATGAACAATGAACTAATCTCTCAAGAGATGATAACAGCTGGTGAGGGTGATAACCTTCTTAAAGTATATGTTGCATCTTTAGAGAAAAGTGGTTATCTAATTCAATTAACAGATGAGTTTCATAATATATTAGGAAACCAGTCTTTTGTAGTAAATTAAAATGTTAAGCACTGCATGTTTAATTGGGTTTGGTGTGTTTTGTACATGGTGTATCCTTACAACAGATATAACAGTATGTAAACACAAACCATGTGATTGTAAAGAATGTAGACAAAAAAGGAGAGCAAAATTATGAGTGAAAAAAAAGAAGGATTCTTTTCACAGATAAAGAATCAAATAATAGCTGGAGTTGGTATAATACTAACTACATTGGGTGGTGTTTTTATAGATGAGGTTAAATCATTTGTAGGAATAGAAGATGATTCAGAACCACAAACTGAGGTTGTACAAGAAAACAATCAATCAGTAAATGTAGAAGGGCCTACAATCGTAGTAAACATACCAGAACAAAAGACAGAAACAAAAACTATAATAAAAGAAGTTCCTGTTGAAAAGAAAAAAGAAAAAGAAGAAGAAATTGATTGGTAAATTAAACAAAGGAGAAAAATGAGTAGTTTCAAAAAATGGTGGAAACTAAATGGACAAGGTATCGGATTTATAATCGGTATAGTTTATTTAAATGCTTACTTTTTATTATTAGGTGATAGAATCCAAGCTGGAGATTTAACTGCAGATTTATTGGCAGGTGGATGGATAGTACAGTTCTTTGGATTTGCTGGGTGGTATGCTTGGCAAATGAGAGTACATGGATGGAGATTACCTAAACATATTAAGGATAC